CCGTGTCGATTTCGTGTCGGACATTTGTTAACCATTCGCGCACTTTTCTTTGCGTCGTGGCCGTATGTGTTTTTCGGCGTCCGTCAATCGTCACACGTGCGCACCAATTCCCGGACGGTAATTGTCTTATTGTTCCCTCACCAGGCGCCCGCTTCATTGGCCCCTCTTCTTGTCTGCCAGAATTTCGGCCTTTTTGGCCGCGTCAACGGTGCCGTCGCAAACCGCCGCGCGGATCACAAAATAAAACACAGTAAAACCGATGATTCCGCCAAAGATCCAGGGCAATGACATTAATAAAATATCCATATTAATCCTCCTTGTTTTGTACCGATGATGGTACGCGTGCGCCGCTAGAATCAAAGGGTGATTTTTGTATTAAGGAAGTGGATATATTCGCGTATTTTGGCGGCCTTCTCGGAATCCGTCCCTACATCAATAATTTCGTTTCCGCTTATTAACCAAGAAACGGACACGTTCAAAATGTCGGCTATTTTTGTAAGCGACTTGATACCGGCCTCGGAAGCTCCAAGTTCATAGCTACTGATGGACCCCTTTGCTGTCCCGGCGAGTTCTGCCAGCTCTCTCTGGGACATGTTGTTACGGTTGACTCTTGCGGCCTTCAATCGGGCACCCAATGCTGTCAGAAATTCGTCTTGTTCTTTCATCGTCTTGTTCTCCTTTCGTTTAATTACTTTTATTGTAACCGTTTTGCCCAGAAAAACAATACGGTCATTAAACAAATAAATTAAATTTAATTGAAAATATGGTCAAAATGTCCGTTTTATCAGTTGACATTGCCCAGTAAAAGGGGCAAAATAGACGCATAGGGTTTTGAGAAAGGAGGTAAAACAGCCGTGGGAAATGAAATTCTTCGTGAAAAAATGAACGAAAAGCGTTACACAGGCCGCAAGCTCGCTGCCGAAATCGGTATGAAGAAGAGCACTTTTGCGTCCAGAATCACTGGAAAAACCGAATGGTCTGTCCGGGAAGCTATGAAGATTGCACAAATTCTTGATATCGAATTATCTGAGTTTGTCAAATATTTCGCATAATTAAGCCGATGAGTTGGACGTCGGCTAATTTTGCCCCACGATGCCCAGAATCACGGGCAAAGGATGCGGACAGAATAGCAGTAAACAACATTGAACTTTGAAAATTGAATAAAGCGGGCAAGCCGACAACGGTGTCCGCAGAACAGGAGAAACCTAAATTAATGAGACCTATCATGATTTATTACACATGCAAGTGGTGCTCTTTCTCGGGAAGCAAATTTGAGATTGTCGCACATTGCCGGAAACACCATCGGAAAGAATATCTCAATTCAGGGTTTCGAATACGAAAACAAATACCTAGGATGGCATTGTTTTGCCTGGTTGTAGTTTTGAAGTCTCCAATTTATCTGCTGTACTTCGTGGCTTGGTTATTTTCTTGCTTGCGGGATTTTTTGGAGAGATTTATTTGAAAAACAGGAGGAATATACATGAAAAAAATTGAAGACTGGCCGGCAATTCTCACGGCCAAGGATGTTCTTGAATGCGTCGGATGCTCAAGACGCGACGCGATGGAGATCATGAAAACCGGCCCGGTTATTAACCCGACAAAAAAGCGCTGCAGAACGATCACAAGGCGGGCACTGGTTGAATTTTTGGAAGGAGAAAGATAATGAAGGATTTTATCCCAACCGAAGAATCTGAAGAATCCCTGTTAATGCATGGCAGGGAATTTGCAACGAGAGACGGTGTGACGTATGTGGAAGTCGAGGAAGCCGGCGAAACTCATAAACCGATCACCAACTACGAGAAGCTTTTCGGAACGCCCGAAAGAGCGGCGAAAACGATGGATGCCAGATGCGAGCGCTCTTGCGTTTGCGATATGTGCGCATATTGCGCAGGGTTTTGCACCACAAGCGAATCCTGCCACGAGGGTGTAACGAAGTGGCTAAATCAGGAGGCGTCAAATGACCGCATTTAAGCTCTTTGGGCTCATCCTCTCCGGTCTTTGGGCGTTTGCCCTGCTTATTGCCTACGCCCTCGATTTTCGAGATGACGAAAGGAGTGAAGACGAATGATCGCAGCAATCGTTATTTTGTCCATCCTTGCCATTGCCCTTTTAATCGTCATCATCGTGCTTGTTTGCCTTTATCGCGGACAGAGCAGAACAATCCGGAATCAGAGCGACTACATCCGCGAGCTTCTCATGGTCCGGAACGCCAATATCCACCGCGTACCGGTTGAGAAAACGATGACACAGGCCATAAACGACGCGCTTCAGCCGATGGGGACGGTCGATTTTAATGAAATGTTTGAGAAATTTTAAGCGGCAAAGACCGCAGAAAACAGGAGGAAATTTATGAGTTACGCGAGAACATTCAAGAGGAACGCTGTCAAGCGGATTCAGGGCAACAACCGCATTGCCAAACTGTGGGAGCAGATTCGCCGTGGAACCGTCGGAGATAAGCGCTACGAAGTCGACTATGTTCGGTGCGACCCGAAGAAACGGCACGCATTGCATCTGCTCAACCGCGACGGAAGCGTCATCAGATAAGAAGGAGGAATAATCCATGCACGACACCACAGAATTGAATTCCATTATTTCTGATTACAGACTCGCCATCATCTGCCTTCGTGAAGTTTTGAAGCAGACAGAGCGCCTTGAGGCCGACACGACAAAGCAAGATTTTCCGGGGATACAGGAGCGGAAAGACCGGCTTGAAAAGGCCATCAACCGCATGGGCGGACTGCACCAGACCTACGCGGCCGCATTGCGTCAGGTCGAAAAGGAAAACGCGGAAGAGGCCAAGAAGGAGGAAGAGGCCAAGAAGGGAGGCGCCAAGAATGACGAACTTTGAAGCCATCACGAAGGACCCCGAAACGCTCGCCGCGGAAATCGCAAACATGTGCAGAAACCTTGCCGTGATATGCGGACGGAAATTCAACAGTGCCGCCACAGCAAAGGAATTGGCGATTTGGCTCAACAAACCGGCACATTCCCCACAAAAATGACCGCCGCGGTTGGATGCGGACGGTCAAAACAGGGAAGGAACATTACCACCACCAATGTATCACAAGGAGGAACACATGAAAACTACCAGAATCAGAATCAAGAACCTTTTCGGGATCTCCGAAGTCAACCTTGACGGGAAGTCCGTCGAAATCACCGGTCCGAAGGGCGCCGGGAAAACATCTGTGCTCGACTCGATCCGGTACGCACTGACAAACCGTTCTAATCGCGACTACATCATCAAAACCGGAGCGGACGAGGGGGAAATCCTGATCGAGACCGATACAGGGCTTTCGATTGACCGTAAAGCGCGGATGTCCAAAGCGGATCAAATCGCCGTGAAGGATGGCTCGATGCTTCAGACCCGACCGGCCGAATTCCTGAACACGATTTTCACACCATTGCAGCTCAATCCGGTCGAGTTTACACAGATGTCTCGGCAGGAGAAGAATCGCGTCATATTGAGTCTGATCGAATTCGATTGGGATCTTGCGTGGCTGACCGAGAAATTCGGAGAACTTCCGCAGGGAATCAACTATCAGCAACACATTCTTCAGATCCTTGCCGACATTCAGGCCGACAACAGCCCGTACTATACCAGCCGGCAGAATATCAACCGCGAGATTCGGAACAAGACCGCCATGGTCGAAGATATCTCGGCGGACATCCCCGAAACATACGACGCGGTTAAATGGAAGGCATACGATCTCGGCGCTAAATACGCTGAACTGGAAACGAAGCGGAAAAATAACGCCCTGATCGAAAAGGCGCGCATGTTCGCGTCTTCCTATAACGACAAGATTCGGGGCATCAAGGCGGATTTTGAGATTGCGAAATCTGCCGCGGAAAAAGCAGTCGCGAATGAGCGCGATCAGATCACCAGCACGATCGAGAGATTAAAAGCACAACTCAAAGCCGAAGAGGATAAACTCTTCACGCTTGACGACAAGCTGATCGACAAGATCAAGGTTATCGCGGCCGATTACGAAACAGCCAAGGCCAAGCTTGACAAGGACAACGCGGTCGCTATGGAGTGGTCGGACAAGGATCCGATCGACGTAACCGAGCTGACCGAAGAGGTAGCCACAGCCGAGGCGATGAAGCTCCACCTGAACGAATACGCGCGAATGGTATCGATGCAGTCCGAAGTGACCGCCCTCGAAGAGCAGTCGAGCGAGTTTACTCGGAAAATAGAGATTGCCAGAGACCTTCCCGGCGAAATCCTCAAGACTGCGGTCATCCCGGTCGAAGGGCTCACGGTCGAGAACGGTATCCCGCTGATTAATGGACTGCCTATCAGTAACCTGTCTGACGGCGAACTGCTCGAATTGTGCGTTGACGTAACGGTACAGAAGCCCGGAAGCCTGCAGATCATTCTGATCGACGGCGCTGAAAAGCTCGACGCGAAGAGCCGCGAAACGCTGTACGCAAAGTGCAAGGCGAAGGGCCTTACCCTGATCGCGACGAGAGTCACGGATTCGGATGTCATGGAGGTTACGGAGATATGAGCAAGTGCATCGTTTGCCTTGAGGAAATCGTGCTGAATGAAAAAGGAGAATGTTCTTACTGCGCCGAATCAAAAAAACAGGCCGCAATATTTGCCGCTGAACATCCTCGCAAGCTTGTTCTCACCGCTGAAAATTATTACTCTCAGGAGTCAAATTCCGAGTATATGTCAGTCTCGCAGTTTAAAGACTTCGAAAAGTGCGAAGCAATGGCAATGGCAAGGATCCGCGGAGAATACACGTTCGAACCGTCAACCGCCATGCTCGTAGGGTCCTATGTTGACGCCTATTTTGAGGGTACGCTCCCGATTTTCAGGGCACAGCATCCGGAAATCATATCTTCCAAGGGCGCGACAATAGGACAGCTCAAGGCAGATTTTAAGATCGCCGAAACGGTCATCCAGAAGATTGAGAATGATCCGTTTTTTATGGCCCACATGGTCGGAGATAAGCAGACGGTTTTCACGGGAGATTTATTCGGATGTAAGTGGAAGGCAAAGACGGACGTATATCTTCCTGGAAACAGAATCGTTGACCTGAAGTGTATGAGATCAATTGACCGGATCATGGGGAAGTCCTTTGTCGATCACTGGATGTATGATGTGCAGCTCGCAGTCTATCAGAAGCTCGAGGGTAATAACTTGCCTGTATTTATCGCAGTAGCAACCAAAGAGGATCCGGTTGACATAGCGATCATATCGATACCGCAGTGGCGGCTTGATGAATGCCTAAATTATGTGGAAAGAAAAATGCCGCGCTATCTGGAGGTTAAAACAGGCGCGGATCCTCTCCGGTGCGAGGTTTGCGACTATTGCAAGGGAACTAAAGTTCTCTCGGAAACTATTGACTACGACGATGTAGGATATTCGGCTTATGAGCTTAAAAGAATGAAAGGGGAATACTAATGGCAACAGCAATCATTTACACGAAATCAGGAGGCGGGAAAACCGTCAACACCTCGAGGGTTGAGGGAAAAACGCGGCTGATCGACTCGGACAATTCGTCCGTGGTCCTTCAGAATTTCGATCGGGCGAATGTATCGATCGTGCGAATCACGAGCATAGCGGATTTCATGGTGGAATTCGAGGCTTCCGCATCGTCCGGAGAATTCCAGAATATCATCGTCGACAACGTGACAGACGTCATCGACCGCTGGCTCCTGGAACTCGGAGAGAGGGGCAAAAACGGAGGAAACCCCGGAATTCAGGACTATCAGACAGTCTACAACGGGATTAAGCGCCTCGTTCGCAAGGCGTCCGACTGCGGGGTAAACGTGATTCTGAACTTCTGGCAGGACACATATATTTTCACAAACGGAGACGGGGCGCAGACGTCAATGCTCAGTCCCAAAATGCCGCAGAAAATTCTCGAAAACATCTGCGGTCTGTGTAACATTGTCGCCCACATCGAAGTGTTCGAGAAGGACGACAAGAAGACGTGGTTCTACAACATGAACGGTACGAACAACTTGTACGCGAAAGACCAGCTTTTCTGTAGAAAAACGTGCATGCCGGAAGACATCTTCAACGGCAAGGGAAAGAAATAAGGAGGATCAATCATGGCTTGGGAGTATTCGGAAAAGGACTATCAGGACAGCAAAATCACAATTCCGGCAGGAAGACACAGGGTCAGAATCGCATCGATCACGCCGAAGATCAGCAAGACGGGGAAATACATGTACGAGATGACTTTCGACGTCTCTGGGTATTCGTCAAGACTTTTTAATTATCTCGTATTCATGCCGGACAACCCTAAGATGACGAACGGAAATATCGGAGATATCGTTCACTCATTCGGAGTGTCTGGGCAAATTGATCCGGAACTCGTTCCGGTCGGATGGGTTGGAACAGTCGGAGCGTGCATGGTCAAACTTGACGAGGAATCAAGATCGAAAATCAGTTACTTCGTCGCAAAAGAAAAGGCGGCCGACTTGCCGCCGTGGAAAGAACCTGAACATAAGCAGGAGTGTCACGGCGATCCGAATCCGGCGCCCGTTCCGCCGGCACCGCCCGCTTTTTATCCATCGGTCGACGATGCTGACCTTCCTTTTTAATTTTCACGCCCCGGGCGGGCAATACCGCCCGGGCACTCTTTAAGAAAGGAGGGCGCTATTTTGGCCGAAATCACAGTAATTAAATGGGATCTGGAAACCGCCGCTTTGGCAGATTTCAAAACGACCACACCGTATGCGTATCTTGATTCGATTCCCGACCCGTTTATCCAAAACATAAAACGCGAGGAAATAGCTGCGGCGGCTTCAAAGCTTGGTTTTAAAACATTCAAAAAAGCTTATGAGGAATACAAAAAATCGATCAAGCAGGGATCGCCACGAGCCGACGGGAAGCAGACGGAATTCCAGGATCAACCGATAGAACTTAATTGCGGCAACTGGACCGCGAACGATTCGGGCGTGAAGATTGATTCCGAGTACGGGCCAATTGAAGCATGTAGCCACGCGATCGAGCCGACGCAGCGTCTGATTAACATCGACACGGACACGGAAAAACTGACGATTTGGTATCGGCGCGGCAAAACCGTCCGGAGCATTATTGTCGAGAAGTCCGTTCTTGCGTCGCCGCAATCGATCATTAAACTATCCGACCGCGGAATAGCGGTAAATTCGGAGAATGCCAAAGCGATGATTAAATACCTTGCGGATCTGGAAGCCATGAACTACATGACCATTCCGGAAAAGCGCTCGGTGTCTCGACTTGGATGGATCCCGAAGTACGGATTTTCTCCATACGTGGACGATCTCGAATTCGACGGCGATCAGCAGTTCCGCACGGCGTTCGAATCCGTCTCGGAGCATGGCAAGTACAAGGAGTGGCTTAAAACCGCTCAAGAAGCTCGCAGAGGCTCACAGACGGCAAGAATCGTCATAGCGGCATCGTTCGCTTCGGCACTTGTCGAAATCTGCGGGTGCTTGCCGTTCTTTGTACACCTGTGGTCGTCCGATTCCGGTACGGGAAAAACCGTCGCGCTGATGGTGGCCGCGTCCGTTTGGGCGAATCCAACAGTTGGGACTTACATTCAGACATTTAATTCGACTATCGTCGGACGTGAGAAAATGGCCGCGTTCTGCAACTCGCTGCCGCTATGCATTGATGAGTTGCAACTCGGAAAGGACAATCACGGAAAACAACAGTTCGACGTGTACGCGCTGGCCGAAGGAGTCGGGAAGACCAGAGGGACCAAGACGGGCGGTATTGAGAAAACTGCTACATGGAGAAATTGCATCCTGACGACCGGTGAAACACCGATCACTACAAACGCGTCCGGGGCGGGCGCTCTAAATCGAGTCATAGACGTCGAGTGCAAATCCGGAGAAGTGGTCATCAAGGACGGTAACAAGGTCGTTGAATCCGTGAAAAAACACTACGGACACGCCGGGAAGATGTTTATCGAAAAGATTCACGCGGTCGGAGAAGAGCACATCAGGCAGGTTTATCAGGGGAATTACAGTGACCTGATGACTGGCGACACAACCGAGAAACAAGCGATGGCGGCCGCGCTAATCCTGACCGCCGACCAACTCGCGGATGAATGGATTTTCGGGATGGAAGCCGCCCCGAAAGATGCCGACATTTTGAAATGGCCGGTCAAGCGACTGTATCCCGACGACATCCAAAAATTCTTGCTAACAAAAGCAC